GTTGTACCGGGTGAAGAGGATGATGAGTTTTCAGAGTTTGGGTTAGAAGAGAGTAAATAGGGGTTGCTAATGGTATCGACGGTTATGGAATCCACATGTGGACATAACCGGACGCGGGTTCGATTCCCGCCGACTCCATCCGAACGTACTGTGCATAGCACGGGCCAAGGAGCTAAACGTTCCCTTGCGCTGACAAGTCTTGCGGGACTTCCTTTTTGGACTGAGGTTTCTCGGTCGGAGGATAGGTGCGGGGGTCATTTTTTAATATGTATGACGAGGACAAGGCTGATAGAGCAATACGTTTTATAAAAAAGTTGAGGCATACAAAGGGGCGCTGGGCTGGCATTCCTTTTAATTTGCAATCCTGGCAAGAGGACTTTTTACGTAAGCTATTCGGGACCGTGAATGAAGACGGCACCCGGCAGTATAGGACTTGCTACGTTGAGATACCGCGCAAGAATGGGAAGAGTGAAATAGCAGCGGCTATTGCTTTGTACCTTCTGTACTGTGACCGGGAACCCGGTGCTGAGATATATAGTGCAGCGGCAGACCGTGACCAGGCTTCGATAGTTTTCGACGTGGCCTTTCAGATGGTGAAGCAGGCTACCGGATTGCTGAAACGATGTAAGCCGCTACCGAGTACCAAGCGGATATTGATACCTAATAGCGCGTCATTCTATCGGGTGCTATCAGCGGAGCACGCAACCAAGCACGGGTTGAATGCACACGGGGTTATCTTTGATGAGCTCCACGCGCAACCGAATCGGCTGTTATGGGATGTGCTCACAACGTCCGGGGGAACGCGGACACAGCCTTTGATATTTGCAATTACAACGGCAGGCTATGACCGCAATAGTATTTGCTGGGAGCAACACGATTATGCCCGGAAGATACTGGATGGAGTCATTGAAGATAAGACGTTTCTACCGTTTATATACTCGACGGATGAAGAGGACGACTGGACTGATGAGGAAGTGTGGGCGAAGGCTAACCCCGCCCTCGGTGATTTTCGTGCTATAGATGAGATGCGGAGTATGTGCAGTAAGGCACAGAATACTCCCGCTTTACAGAATACATTCAGGCGATTGTATCTGAATCAGTGGACCAGGCAAGAGAGTAGATGGTTAGACCTGTCGGCCTGGATTGCTTGCACGGGTGATTATGATGAAGAGGATTTAGAAGGCGAGGTGTGTTATGCGGGATTGGACCTTGCAACTTCAGTTGATATTGCTGCTTTGGTTTTGGTGTTTCCTGAAGATGATTCCTACAGTGTAGTTTGTAGGTTTTGGGTACCGGAAGAGAACGTTGAGAAACGAGCACTTACCGACAGGGTACCTTATGACCTTTGGATTGAACAGGGATACATAACAGCGACGCCGGGGAACGTAATAGACTATCGGATTATTCGGAGAGATATCGCAGAGTTAGCAGAGCGATTCAATATTAAGGAGATTGCATTTGACCGGTGGGGTGCCACTGAGATAATTCAGAACCTTGAAGACGATGGATTCACGGTGGTGCAATTCGGACAGGGGTTTGCAAGCATGGCCGCGCCCACGCGGGAGTTGTTAAAGGTTACTCTTAGCAAGCAATTAAGGCATGGCGGCAATCCTGTTTTGACGTGGATGGCCGACAATATGGTGGTCAAGGAAGACCCCGCCGGAAACGTAAAGCCGGACAAGGGAAAAAGTACGGAGCGTATTGACGGTATGGTAGCATTAATAATGGGCTTAGATAGAGCAGTGAGGAATTCGGGAGTCTCGATTTATGATGAGCGTGGCATCCTCACGATATGATCTTTGACAGAGTAAAAAAGTTTTTCCGTAGTCGCAAAGAGCCGGTGAGTGAAGCGGATCTCGCTAATGCCCTGTGGGGCGGTTCCTCAGATTCGGGGCTACCCGTAGACCGCATAACGGCATTGAATCTTTCAGCGGTTTATGCATCGGTCCGTGTATTAGCTGAGACCCTGGCGAGTTTACCAGTGATACTTTACAGGCGGCTTGCTGATGGAAAGGAGCGTGCTATAGAACACAGCCTTTTCCACCTCTTGCATAATGAGCCTAACCCCGAGATGAGTGCATTCTACTTTAAGGAAACGATGATGCACCATCTTGTGTTGACAGGTAATTGCTATGCTCAAATAATTGGCCGTGGTGCGCCCGAGCAATTGTGGCCGCTTGACCCCGAGAAGATGAAAGTCAAACGGATTGGGAATCGCAAGGTTTACATATACACAAAGGACGGCGTTGAATTACCGCCGATGTATAGCGACCAAATCTTCCACATTCCGGGGCTCGGATATGACGGGATGGTGGGCTATTCACCTATTGAGCTACAGGCACAGCGCATAGGACTTGGCCTGGCAACTGATAGATATGGTGCGGAGTTTTTCAAGAATGGTGCGGCTCCTGGTGGGTATTTAAAGATACCTAATAAGCTTGGTAGCCAAAAAAACATTGACCGGCTAAAGGCTTCCTGGGGAGAAGCGCATAGCGATTGGGGAAAGAAACATTCGATTGGTGTACTGGAAGATGGAGCCGAGTGGAAAGACATAACCATTCCTCCTGAGCATGCACAGTTTATCGAGACACAGAAGTTTACGGTAAATGATATAGCGAGAATGTTTCGCTTGCCTCCGCATATGATAGGCGATTTGGAACATGCTACCTACAGTAATATCGAGCACCAAGGGATTGAGTTTGTAACGCACAGTATGCGGCCTTGGTTGGTGAGATGGGAACAGGCATTCTCTCAGCAACTATTACTCCCTTTTGAGCGTGATACTTATTTCGCAGAGTTTTTAGTTGACGCTCTTTTACGTGGTGACTCTACGGCACGGTGGACGGCATATCGGACAGCCCGAGAGATTGGTGCTTTGTCGGCTAATGAGATACGCAAGCTTGAGAACATGAACCCGATAGAAGACGGCGACAAGTACTACGTCCCGATGAACTGGATAGCAGTTGATGCACCGGTCCCCGAGATGCCCGCGCCCGCGCCCGCGCCCGCAGAAGAGAACAGCCTTCCACGGGAGAACCGCGCAGGGTTGGCAAGACATAGAATAGCTAAGAGTTTTGAACGACTATTTATTGATGGAGTGGCAAGGATAGTAAGACGAGAAAAACGTGATATTAAAAAGTCTATCAAAAAGTATTTGACCGAAAGGACGCTTGAGGACTTTAACTTGGCTACTGATGAATACTACCGAGACCTACCGCAACATATCCGAACAGCGATAGCACCGGTATATCATTCTATGGCTGAACAGGTAAAGGCCGAGATAGGTGAAGAGATTAGCGTTGATGCGAAGATGAGCCCCGAAGACCAAAACTTTGTAGACGCTTATTTGACTGTTTTTGTTTCTCGGTATGTGGGTAAGTCACGGGCCTATATTAAAAAGGCGATTGATAAAGCAGCGGATGTCAACGAAGAATTGGACCTGGCCGTTGAGCGCGAGCTCGACCGGTGGGAAGAGGTGCGACCGCAACAGACCGCTATGGACGAGAGTGTTAGGTCAAGTAATGCATTCGCTAGGAATATGTATATGCTTGCCGGTGTTACTACTTTGCGGTGGTTGGCATTCGGGAAGAGCTGTCCATATTGCGAGAGACTGAATGGGTCTATCGTTGGGGTGCAGGAGTTTTTTATGCTACCTGATGATGTGTTAGTTGAGGACAATAAAGAGATGAAAATCAGTAGCAAGGTTGGGCACCCGCCACTTCATGCAGGGTGCGATTGTCAAATAGTAGCTATGTAGGACTCCTTCGGGAGTCTTTTTTTATGGAGAAAAAGTAATGAAAGAACAAGAGCGCAGAAATTATCCTATAGAATTCAGGATAGATTCAGAAAGCAAAAAGATTATTGGATATGCAAGTGTGTTCGACCAATGGTCTGAAGACCTTGGATATTTCAGAGAGAAGGTTGCGCGTGGAGCTTTCAAGAAAACCATCAAGGAAGCCGACGTTAGAGCACTTTTCAATCATGACCCTAATTTTGTACTTGGCCGGAATAAGGCCGGTACCCTTGAGCTTGAAGAAGACGACAAGGGATTAAAGATTGAAATAGACCCGCCGGATACACAGTGGGCCCGAGACCTTCTCGTGTCTATGAACCGGGGAGATATCAACCAAATGTCTTTTGGATTCGAGACCATAAAAGACAAATGGGACGAGAGTGATAAAAAAGAAATTAAGCGGGAGTTGTTAGAAGTAAAGTTGTTTGACGTATCACCCGTCACATACCCTGCATATCCGCAGACTTCCGCACAAGTAAGAAGCAAAGTAGAAGAGCTAAGAAAACCACTTGAGGAGCCGACCTGTAAGCAGCTCACTCCTAAAGACGAGAAGCCGCCCTTTTCAGCGCACTTCATTCGTAGGAAACGTTTAGCCCTAAAAGTTATAGGAGATAAGTAAAATGACAATTAAAGAATTGTACGCCAAGCGCAAGGGTCTGCACAAAGACATGACCGACATGCTTGATGTAATCGAAAAAGAAAAGCGGGACATCACCGCCGAAGAGCTGACCAAGTATACGGCCCTTGAGACCGACCTTGACGGACTCGGTGATGAAATCAAAAAGGGCGAAGAGATGGAAGCTCGCAAGAAAAAGCTTTCTGATGTTTCTGAAACCCTTAAGGATACCCGCGAAGTATTCAGGCCCGACCCCGACGATAAAGCGGGTGAGCAGCGGGCGAGCAACGAATATGTCGATGGATTCCGCGCCCTCTTGACTGGTACGCCGAAGAGTGAGATTCGCGCCCTTCAGATGGATTCGGATACTGTCGGTGGATATACCGTAGCCCCGATTCAGTGGGTAATGAAACTTATCCAGGCAGCGGATAACCGTGTATTCATGCGGCAGCTTGCAGAAGGTATACAGTGTCCAAAGGCCCAGAGTCTTGGCTATCCTTCACTCGATAATGACCCCGCAGACCCGACATGGACCGCTGAGATTTTGACCGGTAGTGAAGACTCTACCATGAGCTTTGGTAAACGCGAACTATTCCCGCATCCTCTTGCCAAGAGTATTAAGCTGAGTAAGAAACTAGTGCGCTCATCCGGTCTCAGCATCGAGGGTTTGGTACGTAAAAGACTCGGATACAAAGCCGATGTCACGGAAGAGACTGCATTTCTGACCGGTAGTGGTAGTAATGAGCCCCTTGGCGTATTCACCGCTTCCGCAGTCGGCATCTCTACCGGGCGCGACGTTTCGACGGATAACACCATCACCGACATTATGCCCGACAACCTTATCCGTGTGAAGTATACCCTGAAGTCAAACTACTGGGCCAAGGCGCGTTGGATCTTCCACCGTGACGCGGTACGCAACATTCGACTGCTCAAAGACGGTAACGGACAGTACTTGTGGAAAGCCGGTATCAGTAATGATAAGCCGGACACCATTCTGGACTTCGCCGTTGTCATGAGCGAGTATGCCCCGAACACATTTTCCACTGGACTCTATGTCGGAATCTTGGGTGACTTCTCAAATTATATTATAGCCGATGCGCTTGATATGCAGATACAGGTGCTCTTGGAGCTCTACGCTGCTACCAACCAGAACGGTTATATACTTCGAAAAGAATGCGACGGAATGCCAACCCTTGAGGAAGCTTTCGTCCGCGTGACTTTGGCATAAGGAGGTAACAGATGAATATGCTAAAAAACGCGAGCTTCCATGATGTTTCCGCGATTAGTACCGGCACCACCGATATTCAGGCCACTGGTGTGCTCGATATGCAGGGCTATGACGGCGTTGTATGGGTAGCGAGTTTTATGAGTAACACCAACAGCACTGGCGGCTATTCGATACTCAGACACATGCATGCGAGCTCTTCGGAATCTACGAGCATGGTTGCTTGTGGCACCACTACGATAGCGGGTAAACAGTGCGCTACTCCGGCAACTACTGCCGTTGGTATTCCCAATGATGCGTTTCTGTTGCTTGATGTAGTCAAACCGCAGAAGCGGTATGTGTCTGCCTATGTAACATTGGACTCGACCAACGCTGTTAATTTGGCGATATACGGGATTCGCTATCAAGCACACAAGAGTCCTGTAACCCAACCCACATCTCAATATGGTGTTGCTGGGTCAAACGTCTATGTAAGCCCGGCGACCTAGGGGGTGAGCTATGGCTGACAATACCTACCCGCTCTGCTATCAAAAACAGGGTAGCACGGAGTGGATTATACAATCGAGTGGCCTCCTGACTGTAGAGTCTGGGGGCAAGCTTAGTATGGACGGTTCCATGGATGTAAGTGGTGATATTGACATGGAGGTGGGCGCGTCTATGGCAATGTCTACGGACGCGAATATCACCTGGCCCGTAACCGGAGCAACGAGCTCTGCAAGTGGGAGCGAAACACTTACTACGCTGACTAACAACGGACTGTCATTCATCACGACCAGTGGCGACGTACGAAAACTGACTCTTGATACTCCGGTTGCCGGATGTGTGAAGCGTCTGTTTTTCACTGACGGCTCCACCGGCTCCGAGATTTACATTAGTGCCGGGACCGCAGGACTAATCACCACAGGCGGGGATTCCACGGCGCACCTACTGATACATGAGGGCACGACTAATTATGCGAACTCCGCGAGCGTTACGCTTTGGGGGAAGAGCACGGACAGATGGGTAGTAGATTTTGGAGGGCACGCTACTGATTTTATTATCGCGTCAACGTCAAGTTAAACAAATGCCCCTCTTCGGAGGGGCTAATTTTTAGGGAGGGATAATGGAGAAAAAGAATACGGTTAAGAAGGCCTCAGTAAAGAAAGCACCTGTGAAAAAGGCACCGGTCAAGAAGGTGGTTAAGAAGGCACCGGCAGAGGAAGTACCAGTAGCTATAGAACCAGACCCCGGAAAACCCGCACCGGTTGGGGCTAAGAAAAAGATTTGTATTGTTGGCTTTGCGCCGGGTCGGGAGATTGCACCCTATGACGATGACTCGTTTGAGTTCTGGGGTGTAAACGAAATGCATTTTGATACAGCCGTTAGAAAGATTGATGTGTTATTCGAGCTGCATGATTATAAATGGCTTTGTGAGGGGAAGCGGCAGGAGGGGCATATTGATTGGCTGAGGACAGCAACCATACCAATCATGATGCAAGAGTTTTTCACGGATATCCCGATGTCGATACCGTTTCCCAGGAAGCCCATAGAAGAGAAATATGGGTCTTACTTCACCAACACGATTAGTTGGGAGATAGCATTAGCTATGGATCTTGGGGCTGAAGAGATACACATTTACGGCGTCAACATGGCGACCGAGATAGAGTATCAGAGTCAGAGACCGAGTTGTGAATATTATATTGGGTTGGCTATGGGCAAGGGAATCAAGGTTTACATTCCTCCCGAGTCGGATCTTTTGAAATCGTTTTATGCGTATGGCTTTGAGGACGGGGAACTGTCCTATATGTCACAGCGATTGAAGCGGGCGACCGAAGAGCAAGCCGCGAAGAAGGTCCATTTTGATGGACAGTTGAATGCTTGTTTGATTGAACGAAGCAGGGCCGAGGGTGCCGAGGGTGCTTTTGCCCAAGTCAATAAGGCATTTGTGTATCCCCATAGTACATGGGAGCACGAACAGGAGAAGAAAAAATGAGTTTCTCGAAACACACCATAACCTTCACCAACACTACGGCAACTACTGAGAGTAGTGGAATTAACAGTGATGGTGCTAATGGTGAAATATACTCGGTTGGGTGGCCATATGTAGCTACTATTCCAAGTACAAATCAGGTGACGATATATGCCGGGTCTACTGCAAAGATTGTCTGTTCCTTGGTGGCGTTAAGCACCGACCCATGGACGATTCATCCGCGTGTTGCGGTAGTAGATAGTACCGGTGCATCTACGAGTTGGAATACTTCTACCGACATGCAGAAGTTTCCAATCCCACATGTTGTGACTACTACAGAGCCAATCTATGGGATTATCGTAGGCACGGCGGGGGCGGCGACGGTAGCCGGTATTGAAGTAACGGTAAGGGGGAATTGATGTTGATACAAGCAATCACAAGGATTATCGGGCCGGAAGTATCTATACAGCCCGGCAAATTCGGTGAAGTGTCTGATGAGTTTGCCAAGGTGTTGATTAAAGCAAAGGCCGCAAGAAAGGTAAAGGGTGCATTAGGTCGGCCACCGAAAGAGCGTGCTGCGATGTCGGCACCCGAGACGGCTGTAAACCGGGAGGCCAACGGTGCGTAAATGTGGCAACCCTTTGTGTGACAAAGTATGGGAAGATGACCATGTTACCATTTGTCTACTGTGCGGTGCAGGCACCCGGCAATATGAAGAGCCTAAAAAGGAAAAAGTAAAAGATGGCAACCGGACCCTCGACAGAGATATCCCTACTAAGCCTCGCTGACGCCAAGGAGTTTTTGGGCTCAACTGCTACCACCGATAACGACGGTAACATATCAGACCTAATGAACGCGGCATCTCTACGCTTTGAGACCGAGACGGGTAGGAAGCTGAAGAGCCGAGACTACACCGAGACCTACGACGGCAACGGCAAGAGCTTTATGTACCTCAACAACTGGCCGCTGTCTTCTACTACTATCACGATAACGGTAGATTCCAACCGGGCCTTCAGTGATACGGATGACCAGCTAACCAGTACCGATATCATGCTTACTACTGAGTCTGGAATGGTGGAGCTCGACAACGACTCGTTTGACCTGGGAAAGAAGAATGTCCAGGTAGAATATACCGCAGGGTATACAAGTGATGTGGCCTTTGATTTGGTATTTGCAAACAAGGAATATCTCCGGCTGTTGTGGGCCAAGCAGACGAAGGAGATTCCCATTGGTTTGCGGAATGAGAACTATGAAGGAATGAGCCGGAGTTTTGAACAAGATTTACCCTGGAGTGTTAAGAAGACATTAGACATCTATAGAGACCGTAGTGGCGGCTAACCAACAGTCCACCGCCGAGCTACAGCTATTACAAAAGAAGGTGGGCCGGTGGGCAAAGAAGAATCCACAGCTTGTCAGAAAGGCACTTAACTGGGGCGCGGTAAAGCTGAAGCTTGAAGTGCTCAAGAACATGCGGAGCAAATTGACAAGGCGTAGCGGAAAGTTGTTTCGGTCTATTGAGAAGAAAGTAATCATCGAGCCGGCGCGGGGTACTGTCGATGCATCTGTATTTGTGAGTAAGTCAGCCGGAAATATGCAGGCTTTAAAAGCACGAGTACACGAGCATGGTGCATCTTTTACTAACCCCGGTGGGCAACCGTTTATGTTCATTAATGGAAGACCTCAATTCCTGAGACGGGATAGCCCTATAGGTAAGCAAATGATATCAGCGGGGATGGTAACAAAACCGCACCATGTCACAATACCTAAAAGGGCATCATTTTTACCGGCACAGAAGAAATGGAGAAAGCCAATAGTGAGGAAGGTATTGCACGAGATAATGGAAGGATTTAGACGTGAGCACTAGAAGCGTAATATATGATGCTATTGTTGCCGCATTAAATGCGAGTACCGGGATTAACTATGTAACCAAAGACCTTGAGCCCTGGTGGGAGTGGACGCCCGATAGATTCCCCGGAGTGTGTGCGATAGACGGCGACGCAGCGATAGAGCGATTCGCATATCCCCAACCGACACAAGAGGACATGGAAGTCAAGGTTGAGTTTGAGGTGCGGGCATATGTCAAAGACTATACAGGGCAGTCAACCACGCTCAACTCCAACCGGGCAGAACTGATAGCGGATATCGAGAAGGCCCTGACACAAAGTACAGGGATAGATGATTTGGTTTTAGATATCACGCCAACTGATGTGCAGACAGACAAGGGTACGATAGAAAACCATTCGATAGCAGAGTGCACCTATACGGTGAAGTATCTGTATAACCATTTGAGTCCATAGGAGAATAAGTAAATGGCAGCTTATAAAGGAAGAGATTGTGATGTGTTAATCGGTACAACGGGGCGCGTTGCGTATATGGATACGTGGTCGCTGACTGCGAGTATTGGTACGGCAGAGGTGCATGGATTCGGGGCCGACTCTAAGGAGTTTAAGCAAACCCTTCGGGAATGGAACGGTTCGATATCAGGAACTCTTGACCGGTCAGACACAGACCAAGCAGACATACTTGACCAATTCGAGGATGGGACGCTGGCAGCCATATCCCTACGCCTGTATACCCTCAGCACCGACACTGTTGCAGGAACAAGTTACATGGAATACTGGGGTGGATCTGCAATGATGACCGGCGTAAGTGTTGGGTCTAATGTCAATGATAAAGTGTCAGTAGGTTTTACCTACCAGGGAACGAGCGATATGTCGTATACCACTGGCACAGACGCAATATAAGGAGAATAAGTAAATGGCAGCAACAGTTGGAAAAGATGGGTTTGTTAGTTTTGGTGATGGGGGTGCTACCGATGGAACGACCGAGAAGGTTGCATACTTTGATTCGTGGGCGCTAAACCCGAGCATAGGAACCGCTGAGGTTACACCCTATGGGGCAGACTCCAAAGAGTTTGTACAGACTCTTAGGGATTGTACCGTAACGGCAGGCGGAACGCTTGATAAATCAGATACCGAGCAGGACCACATCCTGAGTCAGTTTGATACAACGACTCATTCGGTGGCGTACCTACGGTTGTATGACTCGACTAAGTTTTGGTTTATTAAAGCATACCCTACTGGTGTAAGCGTAGGGTCTGGGGTTGGTGACAAGGTGACGGTATCGTTTACGTTCCAGGGCACCAGTAATCTAACATACGTTTCGACGTAAAAACATAGGGAGGAAACATGGCAGAGTATAATGTAGTAACCAAGGAAGTTGAATATATTCCCGATTGGGATGACAACGCAGACAAGGCAGAGCCCATCAAGGCAACCCTAAAATATATTACCGACGCAGAACGGACCCGGTGTTCTTCTGTCACACAAGATGCCAAGGAGAACGTTAATGTTGAACTCAACTATGAGTTGCTTGTTAAGTATGGGTTGGGTGGTTTTGAGAACTTCAAGGTTGGTGGTGAGGAAATAAAAACCGCGAAACAGTTTCTTTCTCTCAGCGGATTCCATCTATTGCTTATTGAGTTGGGAAGTAAAATATTCACCATGAATGCAAGGACTGACTCAAAAAACTCCGAATAGCCTTCCGCCTATGGTGTGAAGGTTGGGCGAGTTATCATCCATCCCCGAGAGATAAACGAGAAACAGTTATAGGCGGACACGTTGTGTGGAAGTACGATATACCAAAGTACTTTGATGAGCATTTAAACGGAGCCATTCGCTTGTGGAATAACTATCGTAATTTCGGTCTACCCTTTACCGGAGGGTGGGCCGAGCAACCGTCTGTATATATGGATGTGTTAGAAGTGTGTGAGTCAGAGTATCGAGACTTTGATAACAAGAGGAATCAGTAGTGGCCGTTAAAGACGACGTTGTAATTAGGATAATCACAGAGACAAAACAGGCCGTCGTTAACATGGCCGAGTTGGTAGTGGGGATCGGTCTTGCTATCAAGACTGTGCGGGGCTTAACCCGTCGCATAGGTGACATGATAGATTCCTATGGTGTGCAGGAGCGGGCTGAGGCAAAACTTGAAGCAGCCATAAAAGCTACCGGTGGTGCTGCTGGTCTAACTGCCGGTGAACTCAAAAACTATGCCGCTGAATTGCAGAAGGTAACTACCTTTGGTGATGAGGCAATCATAGAAGCTCAAGCCCTCATGCTGACGTTTCGCAACATCGGCAAGGAAGAGTTTCCGCGTGCGATAGAAGCGACCGCCGACCTCGCGGCCATGATGGGCACCGACCTCAAATCAGCTACAATACAATTAGGCAAAGCACTTAACGACCCGAAGATAGGACTCACCGCCCTAACCCGTAGCGGTATCACATTCACAGAAGAACAAAAAGAACTCATTAAAGGATTCTCAGAAGTAAATGACTTCGCTTCTGCCCAAGCTATTATTCTCAAAGAAGTGGAAATGCAGATGGGCGGGACTGCACGCGCTATGGCCGATACGTCAACCGGTGAACTCGTACAACTAAAGAATGCATTCGGTGATTTGAAGGAAGAGGGCGGCCAGGTATTAATGACCATCTTCCAACCGATGATAGGGAAGCTAAAGGAACTTTCATCAAAGGCGGCAGGACTTGCTGCCGAGTTTAACAGGATGCAGGAACTACGCACACTTGATAATGCCGACCTGACCAACAAAGATGAGCTTATAAGTAGACTTAAAGAGATTAATACCCTAATCGAATCCACACAGCGTACATTTGAAATAAGTAGGCAAAAGGAATTCTGGGCCAGTGAGTTAAAAAACTATCGACAACAGAAGATATTGATAATGGATTCGCTCGCTTCTCTTGAAAAGTTTCAAGCAGAGCGCGAACCACGGAGTGAGGCCGCGTTAGTAGCAGAAAGAGAACTAAGAGAGGAAGAAGAGGCAAGGTTAAAGAATGCCTCGGCACTTCAAATACTGGCAGAAGAATACACTCGCACGGGTGAATATCAAATTGAACAACTGATATTACAAAAGGGTGAGCTTGAAGGACAGCTAGAGTACTTCGATAGTTTTGAAGGGCTTGGTGCTAAGAATCAAGCGAGACACGAAGCGGTTGTGGTGTTGCTCCAGGAAGAATTAACAGCACTTGAAGAACAGATTGCGGCATTACAAAATATAAATACTGAAGTTGAAGAAACAGCGGCAAAGATAGACAAGGTAGATAAAGGTTTGAAACATGGCAGTTTTGTTGCTGATATAACCGCTGATGCAGATGCTGCAAATATGGCACTTGGCCAACTCAGTGATGGTGCCATGAGTGAAATACTATCACAGATAGAGCATGCTGAAGAAATAACAGAAGACCTTGGAGCACAAGCAAGGGAAACCTCAGATATATTTGTAGCTTCCTTTGGTGTTGCCGCCGACATGTTAGAGGGTGAGTTTGTAGATGCTCTCAAGGGTGTTACATCGTTGATAGGCTCTGCCTTCGGTCCACAGGGTGGGGCTATTGCAGCGGCGGTGAATGCCGGGATTAGCTTTGCGGAAGCTCTATTCAGTGACCCCGTTGTAGAACAAATATCACAATCACTTTCCGCTGCTATCAAAGAGGG